CGATATGCTTATTGCAATCACTCCAATTGTTGAAACCGAGAAAGGCGAAGACATGATCAAGATGTACGATGCTGGGTTAATCAACCAACATTCAATTGGCTTTAGTACCTTACAATCAAACGTTGACAAAAAGGGAATTAGAACTATCACAGAATTGAAGTTGTATGAGGGATCAGCCGTTTTATGGGCTGCGAACCCAGAGACTCCGACTTTAGATGTTAAAGGCGAGGTTAAAAAAGAACAATTAGTTGACCGATTAGAGAAACTATCAAAGGCATTTAAGTCTGGTCGTTTTACCGATGAGACATTTGCTTTGATGGAAATCGAAATAAAAAAGATACAAGCTGAATTATTAGCAATTCAAATCGTTGATGAAATCACTCAATCCGAGCAATCAATTGAGCCGAAAGTTGATGAGAAGAAAGAAGATAACGAGCAAGTATTAAAGGCAATCCAACAATTTAACAATCTATTTAAAAAGTAAAAAATGGAATTAGAAAACCAAATCAGCCAAATGGCTGAAAACGTTAAGGGCATCAAGAGTGATGTTGCTAACGAAATTGAATCAGCAAAGACTGAAATCAAGAGTGAAATCAATGTAGTTAAGGATGAAATGCAAAAGCAAATTGATGGTGTATTAGCATCTCAAAAGAAAGCTGAAGCTAAGAAAGAATCTAAGACTATCGATCAAATGATCCTTGAGAAATTAGATGGTAAGATGGGCGAGTTCGAGATGGCATTAAAATCATCTTCTGGCTCTTATCGTATCGAATTACCAGAGGTAAAAACAATGTTATTAAGCAATAGCTTAACTGGTGATCCAGTAGCTACATATGCTCCTAACCAAGCTATTTTCCCATCTCAAAAGATCAACTTTAGAGATTTAGTGCCAACAGTTCGTTCTACAACTGGATTGTATGTGTACTATGCTGAAGATACTGGCGAAACAAACAACATCGGTAAGCAAACAGAGGGTAACGATAAAGGCGAAAACAACTACGCATTAACTGAAACTAAAGTTGTTACAAACTACATCGCTGGTTTTACAACTTTCTCTAAGCAAATGAGCAAGTCTTTACCTTTCATCTCTCAAACTTTACCTCGTTTGTTACAAAGAGATTTCTTTAAGAAAGAGAACGCATTATTCTTCGCAACTGTTTCTGCTGCTGCAACTGGTAGCACTACAACTGCTGAGACTAACGACTTATTACAATTAATCGACTACATCGGTAACCAAAAAGCTGCTAACTACAACGCATCTTATGTGTTAGTAAGTGAGGCTCAAATGGGTAAGTTATTGAAAGCTACTGTAACTGCTGGTTACTATGCTGGTAACGGATCTGTAATTGTTAATCCTAATGGTGGCATGACAATCTGGGGTGTTCCAGTTGTATCTGCATCTTGGGTAACTAACGACAAGGCTTTAGTAATCGACAACGACTACATCGAGAGAGTAGAAACCGAATCTTTAGCAATCGAGTTCTCTTACGAGAATGGAACAAACTTCCAAAAGAACTTGATCACTGCGAGAATTGAGTGCATGGAAGAAATCAACTTAATGTTGGCTAACTCTGCTATCTACGCTACAATGAACGCATAGTTTGGATGATTTAGTGAATATCCCCCAAAGGGTGTGGCTTAACCGCTGCACCCTTTTTGTTTTATAAAAAAAGAGTAAATTTGTAAAAACATAAGAAATGTATAGTTATCAAATAGATTATGTCATCCAAAACAACACTCCAACTGTTGAATGTATTACAGTTGCAGAGGCTAAGCAATATTGCAGAGTGAGCAATGATGTTGAGGATGATTTGTTTGTTGATTTGATTATTCAAGCACGACAAATCGTTGAGAAAGTGACAAACCTAAAATTAGTTCCTTGTCAAGTGGATGTGTGGTTCAATAATGCTGGAGGTAACTTCCAATTGCCATTTGGACCAGTATCATACATATTGGGGATGTGGGATTATCAAAACACTCAAATTCCATCTAATATTTATCGTTTAATGGGTGCTCAATATCCAGTCGTGAGATACCCTCTTTATGGGGAAATCAAGATGTCTTACATTGCTGGATTTGATTGTGTTCCTACTGATTTAAAGGTGGCAATGTTAGATCAAATAAACTATGATTATGAGAACAGAGGAATGGATGTAAATGACATGGGAATATGTGAAAAAACAATGAGAGCGTGTCAAAGATGGACAAGAACAAGCCCAATTTTATAAAATGAGAATAGGTTTACACAAAGACAATTATGTTGATGCCAACTCAATGACAAGGTTGGTTGAAGTTTATGCCCCTACAAGGGTTGCAGATGGTCAAGGTGGGTACACAACCACATTTGCCTTACAACAGACTGTTTGGGGAGATTATCGCCCACAAGAGCAAAACAGAGCCCTTTTGGAAAGTGAGTTGAGTTTTACTCGAATGGCTAAACTTTTTATAAGATGGGATTTAACAATAACTGACAATTACCAACTCGAAGTTGAGGGGCAACGTTACACAATCCATTCAATTAAGGATGTGGACAATGCTCATCGATTTTGGGAAATCATAATGTACGCATAATGGCTGGATTTGCACTTAATCTTAGTGGTCTTGAGAACTTGCAAAACAAGTTAAAGAAACTTGAAAATAACCTACAAACGGAGGTTGCTTTGGAGTTAAGTGCATCCACAATGAATATCGAGAAAGGTGCAAAAAGGAGAGCCCCAGTAAACTTGGGTACTTTAAGACAAAGCATTCATGCCGTGTCATCAAGTCCATTGACTCACTCGGTTGTTGCCCAAGCATCTTATGCTCCTTATGTTGAGTTTGGTACTGGTGGCAAGGTTGAAATCCCTCCAGGATTTGAACAATTTGCTGCTCAATATAAAGGCAAAGGGAGTGGGAGTTTGGAGGATATGATACAAGCCTTAACCTTATGGGTAAAGAGAAAGGGATTGGCTGGTACTTATAGTGTAAAGACACAGAGAAGAACTGGAAGTCGTGGTGTTCAAAAATCACAAGATGAGAAAATGGCTCGTTATATAGCAATAAAAATATTGAGAAACGGATTAAGGGCTCAACCATTTTTAATACCAGCTTATGAGGAGGAAAAACCAAAATTGTTTGAACGATTAAAAAAGTTAATAGATGCTAAATCCTAATGTTGAAATAAAGAAATGGTTTTACACCCATTTAGCAAGTGCCACTGGATTGAGTGTATATGATGGTTTTGCCCCAGATAATGCTGGGAGTGAATACATCATTTTAGATAGTAGAACATCATCACAAGAGGATGGCAAAAGTGGTTATACAAACTCGATTTCTATTGGCGTGGACATTGTCACAAAAAATGCTAACTTTGGGTATAAACGATCCGAAGAAATAAGCAATTTGGTGTTAACGGAAATCAATTCCGATACTGATATAACATTACCAGCTGGATGGGGTTCCACCAGTTTGTTTGTTCAAAGTATAAGAAACATTGACGGCTTAAACCCTTTAGACAACGTTTTTAGGACATTAATAACATATAATTTAACAATAACTCAAAATTAAATACAATGGCAGAAACTAAAGTATCAGCAAGGGATTACATCTTATTAGCTGACATAGACAACGATGGCACATTTAAGCCAGTTGCTTGTTTAACTTCAAACTCATTAACATCAACTGTAAACACAATTGATGCAACATCTAAGTGTGGAGATCAATTCCAACCTGGTCCAGCATTCAACCAATCTTTTAGAGGAGAGGGGTTTGCTATCGATGAGACTGGAACTCCAGCTAAAGACTCTTATCAACAACTTTACACGGCTCACGCTGCTGGTACTATTTTCCCAATGAAAATGGGTAAGGCGAGTCCAGCTGCTGGAGACATCACTTACTCTGGAACTGTGTTCATTAGCAACTTTGATGTAAACGCTGCTGATAAAGATGATGTTAAGTTTAGTGCAACATTTGTTGTGGCTTTACCTCCATTAACACAAACCGAAACAGTATAATAAATAAAAAAACGTTATGTTTAAATTAGTATTGAAGAACAAAACCATTGATTTAAAATGGGGTACTTGGGCTATGCGTGAGTTTTGCAAACAAAACAACATCACAATTGACAAGTATTTTGAGACCTTAAGTAAGACACAATTTGACCTGGAATTGATTGTGCAATTAGTGCACATTGGTTATAAGGCAGCTTGTGTAAGTAACAAACAAGACATCGTTTACACAGATGTTGATGTTTGCGAATGGCTTGATGAAATTGGATCTGTTTTTGCAACGGATGGAGAGTTGGTAAACTATGTCAAATACATTGTCGAGAGTACAATGGTTTCGGTTTCCGACAATTCCGAAGATGACAAAAAAAAAGATTAAAGAGTCTTACTTGGGATGATATTTTGGTTAAAGCTGCTGAATGTGGAATAAGACCATCGGAGTTTTGGGAAATGACTTGGAAAGATTTTTCCATTATTGTGATGGGCAAAGAACGACAAGATTTGAACGAATGGGCAAGAACAAGAAATCTTGCCTATATCGTTTATCTTTCTAACACGGCAGAAAGGTCGCCTAAATCGATGAGAGAGTTTTGGCATATCCCAGAGATTGATGATGTCGAAAGGGAGGAGGTTGAGATGATGACTCAAAATCAATTTATGGAAACATTAAAAATGTACGGAGCAAACTAAAAACAAATGGCACAAGAACAGTTACAACTCATTATAACGGCTGACAACAAAGAGGCATTAAAAGCCATTGAAGATTTAGCCAAATCAACGGAGGGTTTAAAGACCAGGTTTGTGCAAAATAAGGGAGCTACCGATGCAGCAACTCAATCCTTGATGAACTTATCAAGAGTTGCACAAGATGCTCCTTATGGTTTTATGGGTATCGCCAACAACATCAACCCATTGTTGGAATCATTTCAAAGATTAGGAGAACGTACAAAAGAATCTGGAGGGGCATTTAAAGCCTTAAAGGAAGCGATGGTTGGTCCAGCTGGTGTTGGTCTTGCCGTTGGTGTTTTATCTTCCGTTATTGTTAAATATGGCGATGCTATTGTTGAGGCAATGTTCAAGGTGTCCGACTTTGAGAAAGCACAAAAGGCGATGCGTGATGCATTAGCTGATAGTGTTAAGTCTGTTGCCGATGATATTGCTAAGAACGAGGCTTTATTGGCGGTTGTTACTAATGTAAACGAGTCAACTAAAAATAGACAAGCTGCATTAGAACAATTAAAAAGCACATACAAGGGTAACCTTGAATTACAAAAGACTGACATTGAAGATGGTGCCAAGTTGATTAATATTGTTAATCAAATATCGGAGGCTCTATTAAGAAAGGCAAAGATTGAGGCTT